AACTAACATCTTTAAACTCCTTTATAGGTATATATACTACTGGTTCAACGTCTTGCCAATCACCTCTGTCGTATCTGCCATTAAGACCTAACGAGAAGTAATCGTTCTTCTTCATAGTGTAACAGCCTATAGAGTCTATCCACTTAACTATTAAACGAAAAGACACATTAAAGTTTTGCGTGTACTGCAAACCCTCTTTAAACTTATCTGCTGATAACATGTAGCTAGAGTATTGTCCTTTAGTACAAGTTCTGTGTTTTAACTCTATAAGAGATACGATAGATTTACTACCATCTCCCATATAGCCTAACTCAGCGTAGTCTATCTTAAACTTCATTGGTAGCTTGACCAATGTGCCATAGTTATGTTTATCGTATAGGTGATCTACTAAACTAAGTTCATTGTCTAAGTCTTTATCAGACTCATACAGTTTTCGCGGTTGAAACATCTCTAATATCCTTTGCTAGTATAAATCGTGTAACTAAATCTTCAATACCTTTACAAGAATAATGTTTTCTATACTTATTCTTTCTGTTTACCATACTTGCCCATCTGTTAGTTGTTGGGTAATATTGATATGCTTGCCAAGCATAAGTGGGATGATTGATATATATAGCCCAATCCTCATTAAGAGTGTACTCAAGTCCTACCTTATCTAGATAGTCCATTGCTACATTCCATGCAATAATTTGTTTAGCTGTGTATGTTTCACTCTCTTGAGCCATTTCTAGTGTCCTTGTAATCTATTGAAATTTCTTAGGTAGATACTCTCTAAGAATGTAACTTATCTTAGGCCAAAGATGCTGGGTAAATTCAAAGCTATACTTATTAAAGTAATCTTCAGAGTATTCCTCAGACATCATATTCTCTGTAGGAAACACAACTAAACAGTTATTAAGTAAACGTTGATGTATAACGTCATAGTTCTTATTAAATAATGTTATATGATAGTCGCAATCTTTATCTGCTATCCAAGATGCGCTTTCCATACCTGCTCTCTTCTTGACTATTAAAGGAAGAGTATTTAATTCTTTATTACGTCTTAGCATTTTAGTCAAAGAGTCTCCGCCTACTTCTTTTTCATTTTCGTAGTAGACGTATGTTACTCTTTCATTGTCGTTAATATCGTTCTGATGTATCTTATGCTGTTTTATTACAGGCATAGTAGCCCCTTATAGTGTATGTGTTAAGCCATTGACACGTATGTACTGTATAGTGTCCATATTAACGTTACGATAAAAACGTTTCTTATCTTCTTTAGAGACTTGCACTTTCTTAGTAGACATGTCGTACACAACAAGATACTTACTTTCATCTGCTGTCTGTTTACCATCTCCACAATGCGCTTTTACGTTAAGGCGGCAAGTCATTTCTTTAATATCTCCATTCTTCTTAATAAAAGCTACATGGAATATACTATTACCTACTAGATCAACTATCTTTTCTCTATTTGTTTTTTGCATTATGGGTAATCCTAAAATTAGGTTGCATAAATTATTTATGGGTGTATACTACATTAAGTTTTTAAACAGGTCAAGCATTATTTTCATAATGAAAACAAAGGGTTAGGGATGAGTTATCGTAGAAGGCAAAAAGATTTAGAGAAACTTCAGTTGATTAAAAAACACACAAAAATAAGAAACCCTATCGCAAGAGATTTACATAGTGCTAAGTATTCTCAAAAAGTAGTTAAGTTAAAAACTAAGTACTTACGTGATAAATACAAAGAGAATACTGATTATGAATAAAGTAGTAGTAGTAATATAATAGTAGTAGTAGTAGTAGTATAATAGTAGTAGTATATATATAACTCTATATAGACCCCTTTTCCATTACTAAGGACTTTTAGATGAAAACTTTATTATTGACAGCCAAACTCTTAGCTGTTACACCAGAAACAGAGTGTTTAGCACTCAATATGTATTTTGAAGCTCGTAACCAAAATATAGCTGGATTATTAGCCGTAACTAACGTAGTGTACAACAGGGTTAAAGATAAAAGATACCCCAATACTGTCTGTGAAGTGGTACAGCAAGGGCCGACTAGATTAAGCTGGAAAAACAATGGAATTGTGTATCCTGTTAAAAATAAATGTCAGTTTAGCTGGTATTGTGATGGAAAGAATGATATACCCACGGATATTAAAGCTTACAACAGTATTCTATTACTAGCTAATAATATAACTACTAAAAAGGTAGCGTACATAGACTTAACAGATGGCGCTACTCACTATCACGCTGATTATGTATTACCGTCTTGGGCTTCAACTAAAACTAAAACAGTTGAAATAAATGATCACATATTTTATCGTTGGGAAACTGTAGATGACTAGAAAGATAATAATAGACATTGAGACAGATGGACTAAAATCTACTAAGATATGGTGCGTAGTCTGTAAGGAGCTAAATACTGGTGAAGCTTTACACTTTCTAGATAAACCTTCATTACTAGCTTATCTACAAGCTGATGATGTGTTCATCGCTCACAACGGTATAGGCTTTGACATACCAGTACTTAACTCACTATGGAGTACTAATATAGATTACAAAAATGTAATAGATACACTTATTCTGTCTCGCCTATATAATCCTGAGAGGCAAGGTGGTCACTCTCTTAATAATTGGGGACAGATATTACAGTACGGTAAGATAGACTACCATGAGTTTTCAGAGTACTCACAAGAGATGCTAGAGTATTGTGTACGTGACGTACTTCTTACTGAGAAGGTATATAAACGACTAGTACAAGAAGGTACGCAGTTCTCTGACAAAAGTGTAGAGCTAGAGCATGAGATAGCACACATCATACATAGACAGAAAGAACATGGTTTCTTTGTAGACAAGCGTAAGGCTGTAGCTCTCTTCGCAGAAACTAAACAAAGAGCTATGACAATAGAGAAAGAGATCAAGAAACACTTTCTTCCTAGAGCTAAGTTAATTAGAGAGGTTGTACCAAAATATAAGAAAGATGGTACATTAGCCAAGATAGGGTTATCTTCTGTAGAAAATGTATCTGGTTCTTTCTCTCTGATAGAGTTTAGAGATTTTAATCTAGCTAGTCCTAAACAGATTATAGAGCGTCTTGATGAGTACGGATGGAAGCCTAAAGTCTTTACACCTAAAGGCTCACCTAAAGTATGTGAGGAAAATCTAGCTACTGTAGTTGATACGGCTCCAGAAGCCGCTAAGAAGTTAGCAGAATGGAAGATGTTAGAGACACGCTGGAAGACCGTAGAAGCATGGTTAGAGAATTTGGACAACAACAATAGACTACATGGTACAGTACATACTATGGGGGCAGTTACAGGACGTATGACACACTCTAATCCTAACATGGCTAATATTGTCGCAGTAGATAAACCATATGGTACAGAGTGCAGAGCTTGTTTTACCGTACCTGATAGTTTCCACAGAATAGTTGGTATGGACGCTAAAGGTTTAGAGCTACGTATGTTAGCGCATTATATGCGTGATCAAGAGTACATGGACATTGTGGTTAATGGTGATCCACATGAGACTAATAGAATAGCCGCTGGATTAAGTACTCGCGCTCAAAGTAAGACGTTTATATACGCTTTTTTATATGGCGCTGGTGCTGAGAAGCTAGGTAGCGTTGTAGGCGGTACGGCTAAAGACGGTGCTAGACTAAAGAGAGATTTCTTAGCTAACATGCCGTCACTTGATGCCTTAATAACTAAGGTACAGGGTATGGCAGAGAAAGGTTCGTTACAGGGTTTAGATGGAAGGAGAATATATGTTAGACATCAACATGCGGCACTAAACACTCTACTACAGGGTGCAGGAGCGATATCTTGTAAGCAGTGGTCTATTTGTATGGAGAATTTTATTCATAAAGAGAAGCTAAGTGCTTACTTGGTCAACACAATTCATGATGAAATGCAGTTTGAAGTTCATCAAAATGATGTTGATAAAATAAAAGAAGGAGCAGACTTGACAATGCTTGAAGCAGGGCGTATACTCAAGGTTCGGTTGCCCTTGAATGCTGACAGTAAGGTTGGCGCTAATTGGGCTGAAACACATTAAAACAAATTAAGGACAAAATGATATGGCTAATCAACCAAATATGATTGTTAAAGGCGTAGCAGAATGGGCATGTGTACATGCTCCTAATCAACTATCTAACAAGTATCAAATTGATATTTGTCAACTAGATAAGAAAGATGCTTTAGCACTAGCAGAAAGTGGCGTAGAAGTTAAAAGTGGCTCTGGTGACAAAGCAGGTAAAGGCAACTACGTAACAGCTAAGACTGTACGTCCACCTAAAGTTATGGATGCCGCTAAGAAAGAGTGGCCCCCTACTATTAAGATCGGTAACGGAAGTACTGTTAAATGTTCTGTTACTCCATTTGAATGGGTCTTTCAAAAGAAGTCTGGTGTAAGCGTTTCACTTAATGCTGTAATGGTATTAGACTTTAAGGACTCTGGTATGGAAAGCGTTGATCTAGACGCAGAAGATGGTTTTGTTCTAGATGACTTAGACGTTAACTCTACAGAAGAAGACTTGTAAGCTTATAGACTAGGCACAACAGTAGGGGTCATCTTGTAACAAGAGATGAAACATCTAGTAACGAGGGTCGGGGTTGCTAGATACTTTTCGGGTGATGCCGTAATACATCCGTGAGGGGTCATGGTTAACTCCTCAACTTTAGGAAAGGCAAGGCAGGTGAATACTAAAAGTGTGACCTTTTAGTAAAGTACGTCACAGTACTTAACAAACGGTTCAATTCCGTTTCCTTTCACATAATAGATAGGAGTGATCCAACTATTCCACGGCTATCCTCAATCTATAAATATAGAATATTCATAAAGTAATATGGACATCTTATATTTAACAGGAGTGTACGTCACGGTTAAGCTAGTAACCTGTATAAACTAAGACGCTAGTAGGTTAGGGGATGCCTTCACAAGAAGTTCCCCACTTATTTTAAGGAGAGACTATGCCACTTCCAAGTAAACCTAAAAAAGTACATACTCTGATAGAAGATATACATCATCTATTACAGCATGGTAAAGAAGAGCTAGATCAAGACAATCTAAAAGAATTTTTAAGCGTAATGAAAGAAGAGGTAGAACGTTTTCTACAACCCTATGAAGGAGAACGTAAGCGTCTACGTCTTTCTGCTGTAGGCCGTACTGATCGTAAACTATGGTACGAGATCAATGATCCTATACCACGTAAAGAAACTCCACAACTACGTATGCGCTTCTTCTATGGACACATACTAGAGGCTCTACTTTTGTATCTTGCTACAGAGGCAGGACATAAGGTAGAACATAAACAAGCTGAAGTTGTAGTAGAAGGTATCAAAGGACACATAGATGCTGTTATTGACGGTGTACTGGTAGACGTTAAGTCTGCGTCCGACTATGGCTTTAAGAAGTTTAAGGACGGTAATCTGGTAAACGATGATCCTTTTGGATACATTGCACAGATAAGCTCTTACATGGAAGGTATGAACTTAGAAGAAGGCGCTTTCTTTGCTATCAACAAAAACAGTGGTGATCTATGTTTGCTACAACTAGATGAACTAATGACTATTAACGCCTCTGATAGAGTACGTAACATAAAGAAGATAGTCGCTTCTAAGGACATTCCAAATAAATGTTATGATGATAAGCCTGAAGGTGCTAGTGGTAACAGAATAATAGATAAAGGTTGCTCCTTCTGTGATTACAAATATAGATGTTGGTCAGATGCTAACAACGGTGTAGGTTTACGTACATTTAAATATTCTAATGGATGGAAACACTTCACTAAAGTATTAAAAGAACCTAATGTAGAAGAAGTGTTATAGATATAAATGGAGAGATGAGATGGAACAGCTTAAACTAGATATTGAAGATAACGTAGTTACAGAGTTTACTATGACTCCACACCTTGCAAATAGAATGAGACAGATACTTAGTATTCTTAGAGATAGAGATTGGATTACTGTTGAAGAGTTATGTGAACTCTCTGGTTATGATAAACAAATGTCTATATCAGCACTCTGTAGAGATCTACGTAAAGAAAGTATGGTAGTCATAAAGTTATCGGAAGGTACAATAAAAATAAAATATACGAATATAGGCTCATAGAAGAAGATGTAACATGAGTAAGATAGTAAAAGCACACGCTCCTTGCACTGATTGTGGAAGTAGTGACGCTTTAGCTATATACGAGGATGGATCTTTCTGTTTCTCTTGTAACAAAGTACGTAAGGACGGTGAAGTCATGGAGCTAGAAGAAGCTATTAAAGTAACCACTAAAAACAGTACTCTTACTGTAGGTCAAACACAAGAACTAAAGCGTAGACAAATAAGCAAGTCTACTGCACACAAGTACAATGTAACCGTGTTAAATGATAGGCACTACTATCCTTACTATAACTCTTGGAACGAACACGTAGCCAACAAAGTACGAGGAGCTAACAAGGCTTTCTCTGTTGAAGGAGACATACGACAGTCAGGTTTATTCGGTCAGCAACTCTTTAAGAAGGGTGGTAAGTACATTACTCTGTGTGAAGGAGAGATAGATGCTCTATCAGCGCATGAGATGTTTGACAGTAAATGGCCTTGCGTAAGTATTAAGACAGGTGCGGCTGGAGCCTGTAAAGACGTTGAAGACAACTACGAGTATCTCATGAGTTTTGAAAATGTCATTATATGCTTTGATAACGATAAAGTCGGTATAGAGAATGCACGTAAGGTAGCTGAGATACTATCACCTAAAGCTAAGATCATGAACATGCGCTACAAGGATGCTTCTGAGTATCTCATGGAGTCTAAGCAGACTGAGTTCTCTTCTGATTGGTGGAATGCAGATAGCTTTACACCAGATGGCATAGTAGCTGGTACAGACCTATGGGAAACTCTTCTTAAAGGTCCAGAGAAGTCTGTTGTAGACTATCCGTTTGCTGGATTAAACAACATGACCTATGGAGTTCGTAAGGGTGAACTAGTAACTATCTGCGCGGGTACAGGCATAGGTAAGTCTAGCTTTCTACGTGAGATCATCTATCACATCTATGGTAACACTGACGAGAACATAGGGCTTATGTTCATGGAAGAAAGTGTTCGTACTACTGCTGAGAGTTTGATGGGTCTGCATCTTAATAAGCCTTTACATCTTCCTGATGTGGTTTATGAGGATGAGGAGTACGAGAAAGCCTTTAATGAAGTACTAGGCTCTAATCGTTTCTTCTTCTTTGATCACTTTGGTTCTAATACAATAGAGAACATCATCTCTAGAATACGCTATCTTGTTAGAGCGTTGGGATGTAGGTATATTGTTCTAGATCATATTAGTATACTAGTAAGTTCACAAGAAAACTCTATGGACGAGAGAAAGACCATTGACTCTTGCGTGACTAAACTACGTACACTTGTACAGGAGTTAGGTATCTGTCTCTTCATGGTATCTCATCTACGTAGACCCTCTAGTGGTTCACATGAGACAAATACTGCTGATGTTGGTCTAAACGATATACGAGGATCACACAGTATCGGACAGTTAAGTGATATTGTTATAGCTCTAGAGCGTAATGGACAGGCTGATTGCGTCATAGAGAGACACACAACATATGCCAGAGTGATAAAAAATAGATTTAGTGGCTTGACAGGACAATGCACTAAGCTATACTATGACTATGATACAGGACGTATTACAGAAGCTGAGTTGTTATACAATAAAGTAGAGGAGCTATAATGTATGGTTGCAAGATATCGGTCTAGATTTGAAGCAGACTTCTCTAGAGATTTAAGAGAAAGAGGTATTAAAGCTACCTATGAGTCTACTAAGATACTTTATGTTCCTAAACCTAGAAACTATACTCCTGACTTTTATCTAACTCAGTATGGTTTTTACATAGAAACTAAAGGGTATCTTACCTCTTTAGATAGAACTAAACATAAACTTATTAAAGATCAGCATCCTGATATTGATATACGGTTTATATTTCAAAATGCACGTAACTTGTTACGGAAACACTCTAAGACTACTTATGGTGCTTGGTGCGACAAATATGGTTTTATGTACGCAGAGAAAAGGATGCCTGAAGAATGGATGAAAAAGACGATACTGACATAGAGAATAAAGTTTTAGAAAGCGTAGAAGCTCTAGAAAAGCTACTAGATAAAGCTTCTAAAGAGAATGAAGAAGACGCTACTACTAATGTAGCTATTATGTTAGAAGAAGTTGTAGAGGATGATGGAGAGAATCACGGTAACTTTAACGTATCTATCTTTGACTTTACTAGAGAAACTGAGGCTATAACTACAGGGGGTGTATTATCGCCCTCTCTTAGTACTTGCGTAGCGTATGGTTTACTATCTCTTCTAGAGAAAGATACGGAAAATGTAGTCTCAGAAGGATATAATTTTCTAACTAAAAAGATTGAAGATGAAGTACACAAACAAAAAGAAGCGTCTGTTGTCTCTCTTTCTGATTATAAAAAGAGCATGGACACAGATACAATAAATTTACCCTTGACTTCTAAAACGAAGTTCGGTATAAAAGATAATGATAAAGATAAAGGAGAATAATTTGACTGATAACACTGATTTTGATGAGGATGTTAATCATCCTGCCCACTATAATTTAAACGAGTATGGTATCGAATGTATAGATGCTATACAAGCTGCTATGGATTTTAAGGGGTTTGAAGATTACTTACGAGGTAACATCTTTAAGTACTTATGGCGTTGTAACTATAAAGGTACTAAGTTAAAAGATTTACATAAAGCTAAGTGGTATCTAGCTAAGTTAATACACATACAAGAAGAAGAAGATAATAAATCTTTAAGTAGTAATCAAATGAGTATGTATGATGTACTAGATAAAGCAATATCTAAGAATACAGCAGGTTCAGCATGAGTGTACCTTTTGATGGCTACCAATCCTTTATCTATAAGAGCCGCTATGCACGTTGGGATGACTCACAAGAAAGACGAGAGAACTGGTCTGAAACAATAGATCGTTATCTTACTTTTATGTCTAATCACGTAAATGGTTTAGAAAGTAAAACTAAAGGTGCTTGGAATAACTTTGAAGAGTCTTTCTCTGAGATAAGGAGTATGATAGAGAAACAAGAAGTAATGCCTTCTATGAGAGCATTAATGACTTCTGGCCCTGCGTTGGCTAGAGAGAACATTGCAGGGTATAACTGTTCGTATCTTCCTATAGATAATCCACGATGCTTTGATGAAATACTATATATATTAATGAACGGTACAGGCGTAGGCTTCTCTGTAGAACGTAACGCTGTTAACAATCTTCCTGACGTTCCTGATGAGTCTTTTCAATACACTAATGACGTTATCTCGGTAGCAGATAGTAAGACAGGTTGGGCTAGAAGCCTACGTGATCTTATCAGCCTTCTATACACTAATCGTATCCCTAAGATAGACTACAGTAATATACGTCCTGCAGGTGCTAGACTTAAAATCTTTGGTGGACGAGCTTCTGGACCTGAACCACTAGAGGACTTATTTAAGTTTGTCATTAACATATTTATTGACGCTAAAGGTCGTAAACTTTCATCTATTGAATGTCACGATATCGTCTGTAAGATAGGTGACGTTGTAGTCTCTGGTGGTGTAAGACGCTCTGCTCTGTTGTCGTTGAGTGATCTGTACGATGATCGTATGCGTCACGCTAAAGCAGGAGAGTGGTATCTAACAGAGCCTCAGAGAGCCTTGGCTAATAACTCTGTATCTTATACTCATCGTCCTAGCGTAGAAAGCTTTATGCAAGAGTGGACTGCTCTGATCATGAGTAAGTCAGGTGAACGAGGTATGTTCAACAGAAGTGCGGCACAACGTCAAGCTAGTCGTTTTGGTAGACGTTCTGATGAAGCATCTTATGGCACTAATCCGTGTAGTGAGATCATTCTGTTACCCAATCAATTCTGTAATCTAACAGAAGCAGTGTGTCGCTATGATGACACAGAAGAAAGCTTAATGCGTAAAGTAGAGTACGCTACTATACTAGGTACTTTTCAATCTACGTTAACTGACTTCCATTACATTCGTAAGCGTTGGAAAGACACAACAGAGAAGGAACGTCTACTAGGTGTATCTCTAACAGGCATCATGGATTGTCCGTTACTTAATAAGAACGGAGACAAGCTAAAGAGCCTCTTAGAACGACTAAGGGATCATGCGGTAAAGGTAAATGAAGAATGGGCTGATAAACTCGGTATACCACGTTCTGCTGCAATTACGTGTGTTAAACCTTCTGGAACTGTAAGCCAGTTAACTGACTCAGCTAGTGGTATTCATCCTAGACACTCTCCGTACTATGTTCGTACAGTACGAGGAGACAATAAAGACCCTCTAACTAAGTTTTTAAAGAAAGCAGGAGTTAGTAACGAACCTGATGTAATGTCACCTACTAATATTACTGTATTTTCTTTTCCAATTAAGTGTTCTAGCAAGGCAGTGTTTCGTAAAGACTTAACAGCCATTGAGCATCTAGAGTTATGGATGACTTACAGCGAACACTGGTGTGAACACAAACCATCTATTACAGTTAGTGTACATGAGGATGAGTGGCTAGACGTAGGAGCTTGGTGCTATAAGAACTTTGATCGTCTTAGCGGTATTAGTTTTCTACCCTATTCTGATCACACATATCGTCAAGCTCCTTATCAGGAATGTACTGAGGAAGAGTACAAAGAACTTAAAGCTATCACACCTAAAAATATAGATTGGAATAAGTTAAATGAGTTTGAGTTTGAAGATAATACTAAAGCTTCGCAAGAGTTAGCCTGTAGTGCTGGTGTCTGTGAAATAGTGGATTTATGAGAGAAGCTAAAACCATACTGTCAGAAGTAACAGTACTACTAAATTCACAAGGGAACATAGAAGTAGAACACAACTTTGTTCCTGTAGAGGACTTCTTAAAGGCTATGAACCAGAAGCTACCTAGCTATGAAAACACACACGTAATAAGTGCTTTCATGCAACGTGCTAATGCTTTAACCAAGAGTTACTACGACAGTATTAATAAACTACTTACCTAAAAACTTAGAGAAGCCTTTAATACCAAAAGATGCAGAAATAGCTATCATAAGAGCAGTCTGATACCAATCAGGTAGAGTATCTAGTACTAGGAAACCCCTTTGTATGCTGTCTTCCATGCCGGGAACGAACACTAAAATAGCTGGCACAGTTAGTACTACTACTAGATACTCATCTTTCCAACTATCGCCACTAGTTTTAGCCATAGTCTTCTCCCACTCAATCTCACCAGTAGCTACCTTTTTGTGTACCTCGGCTTCAGCTTCGGCTTTAGCTACTTTTACTTGTGAGTTAGCTTTAGTTTCTTGAAGTTTGTTTTCCATCCAAGAGCCGCCTATACTACTAACGGCACTAATCAATGGACCAATAAAAGGTATCATTAGTATGTTCCTTGTGAACCTGTAAGTTGATCTCTTATAGTACTTCTTTTACTTTCATTAGCTTTCATCTCACCGAAAAGTCTAGAAGTATCTGCTGCTTCTTTTAACTTTCTACGTTCAGCAGTGTTTAACTCTAGAATACTATTAGAAAGAATATAAGGGTTAGTAGCTAATATCATAGGTATCATAACTTTTAAACCATACTCATCTTGTATCTTTTCTCTTATATCCATTAAATTTTTCATAGAGAACCCTTCTGTGTCTTCTACTGTTAATCCTATATCTATATTTTTATTTTGATTATCAGGATTATTATAAGTATGGTATTCTTTAAGAAGTGCTTGAGTTAAATCTTGAGCATCGTAGTCTTCTATTCCTTCACCATACTCTACTCTAAGATACTGAATATACTTTAAAGTATTAGTACGAGTTATGTTTCCTTCTATTGCAGTAGTCATTAATAGGTTAGCAAAGTCTGTGTCTAACACAATTCTTTTTAAAAAAGCCGCTTTCTCTCTTTGAAAAGCCATAACACTTTGTT